GCCATATGATGAGGGTGACATGTGGGTTACCTCTACCACTGATGGAAAAGGTGAAATAAAAATCTGCAAAACCCCCAGACAATCTGGTGCATTTTCATCGGCTGATTGGATCAGTCCGTCTTATGTGGATTCTGATGATGTGAATAATGCGATTAATGAGTATGATACCAGTTTAGGGCAACCGGAAATTTTTAATAAACTGACCAATAACGGAAAAAACAAAGGTATCTATATTCAGGACGGTGAACTGTATATAAATGCGAGTTATATCTTATCCGGTGTTTTGGCCGGTAAGTTTATTAATGGAAAAGGCATGAGTGTCACTGATAAGGAAAATAAAACAACATTTTATATTGATAATGATGGCAATGTCATGATTGCCGCCAAAACTCTTACTATAGGTGGTAAGGATGTAGAAGATATTGCTGGAGATACTATTGATGAAAAAATAAAGAAAGCAATTCCGTTGGTTATACAGTTATCAAGTGAGTATCAGGCAATCCCGGTAAATGCGGATGGAAACTATTCGAGTTTTCCAAGATGCGAGGTAAAAGTACAGGTTTTTTATGGGGAATCGGATGTTACATCAGAAGCGGCTATATCGTACTCGACAGAAAACATAACAGGCACGTGGTCTTCAGGTACACACACTTATTCCGTAAAGAGCTTATCCGAAGACATTGGATGGGTTGATTTTTCAACGACTTATAATGGAATAACAATAACCAAGCGCTTTAATCTTGCAAAACAGTATGCTGGCGGGAACGGTACGAACGGAAAAGATGCCACTGTTTATTACCTTGAATGTGAAACAACAACGATCAAAAGATGTTCAAACAGCTCTGGCGGATATGATTATTCGCCTTCTCCGCTGGTGTTTCATTTGTATTCGCAGACAGGAGCAGAGGAGAGAAAACAAAACATTTCCGGTAGATGGACGTTTGAGTATACAGAAGACGGAAGCACATGGAACGCTATTTCTGGAACTGGCGTGGGAATAGATATGAAATTCTCCACATGGGATAGGATAACTAACAGAACCACTGCCATCAGATGTACTGTCAGAAATTCTTCCGGAGTCATCCTCGGGATGTTGAGCGTATCCGTACTTGCAGATGCGGAAGTGACAAGAGAAGCTGTTTTTAACGCTCTGACTGACAATGGCGATCGTCAACTTATAGCCTATGGCTCAGATGGGAAATTGTACATTAATGGCGAATACATAAAGTCTAAAACCATAACGGCCGATCTTATCGACGTGAATACACTTGATGCGATTGTTGCAAAAATAGGCGGATTTGTGGTCGGGTCTACCAGTATACATACCAGCGGCCGCAATTCCATGACGTCAACTACGCAAGGTGTATACATAGGAACAAACGGATTTAGCGTATATAAAGACGCGGGAAATTATTTTAATATGAACACTAGTGTAGGATTGCAAATAAAAGGCGGTACTATCAAATTAGGCAATGTAACTCTTGCGGAAGCATCTGATAAAAAGTCTCTGAGCGTCAAATATGGTATGCAGGTACACACTCAAAGATCATCTGGAGAATTCACGGACGGTTCAGGCGAATTTAAACTAATCAACTTGACTACTGTCTCATCGGGACAAACTCTTTGCATTGCGAGTAATATCGTATATAAGTTGTCGTCTTCTTCAAAAAGATACAAAAACCATGTTCGAAATATGGATAGCTCTGAAGCGGATAAACTCCTTAAAGTTCCAGTGGTATGGTTTCAATATAAAAAAGGTTATTTGAGAGAAGGAGACTCATTTGAAGACAAACCAGTGCCGGGATTCTATGCGGAAGACGTGTATAAACAATATCCTGAAGGAGTAATATTTAATGAGGATGGGCAGATAGAAGACTGGAATTACAGAACCATGATTCCGGCAATGATGAAAGTTATTCAGGATCAGAATGAAAGAATTAATACATTGGAAGATACAGTGAACGCATTGAACGAAAGACTGAACAAATTAGAGGGAATGTTGAAAGGGGCGGTTAAATAATGCTGATTGCGAATTTCACCAATTATGGTGAAGAAATTACAGTAGACGGACTTTGGCAATATGATTATGGTCAAAGATTACAAATTAATGGACTTAATCTCCCGGATGTATTTGAGGTTCATTTATTCTGGAAGGGATTGGAAGAAGCAAAAGTTGTAACAGGTTATAGCGAGAATAATAAGTTTTATGTTGATATTCCAAACGAGTCACTTAAACAGAGACAAGCTATCACTGTTTATATTTATCTATCAACACCTGAAACAGGAAAAACTGTAAATACCGTGATGATGTTTGTAAATAAACGGCCAGAGCCTGAAGGATTTGAAATTCCCGAAGACATTGATTTATTCCACCACACATTGACCGCTGTTGGGGAATATACAAGGCAGACAAAAGAAGCTGCACATATGGCAGATACCAGAGCAACCGAGTCGGAATCCTGGGCACATGGACATAAACTTTATCCAGAACGGGATAAAGACAATGCAAAGTATTATGCAGATCAGGCGAAACAAGTTGCCACACAAAATGGTTTCTGTCGTATGGAAATACGGGAAGATGGACATCTATATTTATCCCGTACAGAAAATATTGTACAGAGTTTGGATTTTAAGATAAATGATAAAGGGAGATTGGGGGTTATGATGTCATGATAGAAACAGATTTAGGATGTGTGACTGCCTATGCTGATGCAGTGGCACAGGGTTACACAGGAACTCGTGAAGAATTTGGCCAGGTGTTGGCTAATTTTGCAGATTCTGCAACACAGG